ACTGTACCAATACCGACTTCCCATTGATTTGAGTCAGATGTAATTGTGTAATAACAAGTATTTCCGTTGCCGACCCCTGCTGCAAACGTTTGAAAGCCTGCGTATGCACCGGATAAAGTAAGCGTTCCCGTCCCTGTGGTGGTTGAATACTCTTGAACTCTATCTGCAAGAACGAGTGCCATTATTGAATGACCTCCACGCCGATTGCTTTACCGTCTTTGCCACGCACAATGCGTTTTGGTGCTGCCATGACATTTACTGCGCCATCAATTTTAGACATAGTTTGGGCAATCATGTTTGCCAAATTCATTTGAACTTGCTGCATTTGTTGCATTGTTGCAGACATATTTTGATTCAATTCCATTTGCATCTGTTGCATTGAATTAGAAACAGCTTGACCAATTTCCATTGTCGAATTTTTTGCAGACTGGACTTGTTCCTCAAGGTACGGGATGTCAACGCCAGGGTTTGCAGAAAGCCTTGCAACCATGATACGAGTTGACGCATCAAGTTTTGCTCTACGATCCTCCGCCTCAATTTCCGCCTGTTTCATCGCTGTTTCTGATTGTATTTGTGCCTGTTTCATTGCTGTTTCTGATTGCATTTGTGCCTGTTTCATCGCTGATTCAGATTCCATTTTAATTACCTCTGGATTAGGTGGTGGTGGTTGCTGCGCCATTTGCTGTTGTTTTTTCTGTAATTCTTGCATAGCCTGGTCAATCGTTCCTTCAATTGGCGCTGCTTTCTTGTATGCACCAACACCAAACTTGACCAATTCGATCAACATAGGCACTAATTCAGGCGCTTGCTGACCCATTGGCAACGCTTGAGTTAAGAACCCACCCATTGCTTGCAAAAACTCAGTCCGATCACGTTTGTTCTGTTGCTCGTCAATCTGCACCAGGCTGTCAGAATCAACCTGAATCCGAAACGACCTCAAAGGCTTGTCTTGCAACAACATTAACGCCTGCGGGATTAACGCTTGATCGGCTGGCTGCATTGCTTGGGCAGCTGCGTACTGTAGGATTGTAGACGGTTGAAACTTAGTGCAAATCACCTGTGCTTTTAGCTGGAATAACTCACTCGCAAACAAGGCAACATCTTCTTGCATCGAGCGCAAGCGCAGTCCTGCATACTGACCCTTAATCTGTTGTGCCGTGGCTGTTTCAGACGCTGCTGATTGTCCCCGAACAATGTCACTAATACCTGTAATTTCATAGATTTGGTTTTTGATCTCATCTCTTGCCCGATAGCATTGCAATAGAGCATTTGACAACGTATCCAACGGCAGCAAGTCAATCGACCCTCTTAACCCGCCTTTCTCAGAGAACGCCATCCACTTATCAACAGGGATGAGTGTGTTGTTATCGCCTTCAGTCAAAAGACGCTGCAAAGTTGGTTGTGATGCGTCGTATACCCCACGAACACGCAATGCCTTAACTAACCCGTCTATGCGGTCAGTCAGAATGTCTAACTCTGTCGCTTGGTCTTGGTACAGCACAAAGTCTGGAACAGGCACAAGCGTGTCTGAAGTCATCGTGGCATACAAAGGTTTAGCGCACGGAAAGAAATTCTCAAGCTCTAGCGGATCTTCACGTTCGTCAAGAATGTCTGGGCAACTCTTACTAATCCAGTAAACCTTGCCGCTTTCTTTGTCCCAAATCTCGCAAATCTTGGCTCTCGTAAAGTCTTTGGATTGTGTTGAATACTGTTTATTGGTTTCCGGCCCTGCATCTAACGGAATAGATTTAGCCATCTTTTCGCCAAATCTCTCGACCAGGCTTTCTTTGGTCATGTACACCCAGCGCCATACGCTTGTGACTTCTTCCCAAGTTCGTGCTACCGAATGTCCAAAGTCTTTCCAATGCACATAGTCAGTTGGCGCACACTCGTACTCGATTTCCTCTTGTTGCTCAACTTCTTGGCCCATAGCGCCATCAACGCCAGGCATCGCAGTTTTGACTTGTTGATTTGTTTTCTCGTCCGGCTCGTCAACGTCCTCAGTTACCTGAAACCCGTCCTCTGGCTCATCTTGCGCCCGAACGTGTGGCTCGTAACGTACCCATGCCACGCCTCGACCGCCCAAGAATCTGTCCTCGACTGCGTGTTTCATCGTTGATCTGAAATCGGTGTAATGCTCGATCTCAAAATCTAAGGCACGTTCAATCAACTGGCTTGCAACTCTAGCAACTGGATCGTTATCCCCAAAGCGTCGAGATACGTCTGCCTTTGGCAATCGAGCATAAACGGCAGGGATCAGCGTTTGAACATTCGACCAAAGAATATTAAACTTTGCCGTTTCATTCGTGTTTTGATTTCGATTATCATCTCGATAACGCTTAACAATTTTATTAGCACGGTTTTCCCATTTTTTAAACTCATTGTCGTATTGGCTGATTACGTTTAGCCACTTTTGAACGCCAGTCAATGCTTCCATCTTAGTATCTCGCAAAAATTACGTCACGGTTAACCCGTCCGACAATCTCGTAGCCCCAATCTTGGAGTAAGTTAATTGTGTCCTCGTCGGTGTATCCGTAGCGACTGCCCAAGCCCTTTAGCTCAAGAGTGATTACCGGATAAGTTCTTTTAATCGTCTGTTCAGCGCCCAATATGGCTAGATGTTCGTAGCCTTCAATATCTAACTGAATAAAGTCGCAATCGTCTACCTCAAGAGCATCAATTGGTATCACTTTAATATCGTTGCCTGCCTTGAGCTGGTGCGCCCCAATGTTCTCAGGATACGGATGATCGACAGACGCTGTGCCGTGTTTGTCACCAAATGCTGCTTGCGAGTGTTCAATGTTGTCATGGCTTGCCACGTTTAGCAGCAACGCTTGGTAATTGACCGAATCAGGCTCGACTGTAATAACACGCTCAAATTGCCCTGCCATTGTTGCGGGATACACGCCGATATTGCCACCGGCCTGAATGACCGTGCGGAATTCGTTCATGTGGGTATAGCTTACATTTAAGTCTGGCAATTCAGACAAGATTGCTGGTAAACAGCACTCGTCAATATCAGGAACTTGCCAGCCTTCAACCAATTTCATACGGTATCCTTGTTTGTTGCCACGGTCTAGGTTTGCCGTGGAATATCACAACATTGGCATCGTCTAACCCTTTGGGCAGCACATCAGCCTTAAAACTCACAATCCCATCTGCAATGTCTTGCCAATAAGTCACTTTGTCCCGCATGAAGTGTTCAATGTAATCCTGGTCACCACCCGCCGTATACATCTGCAATGCGGCAAACTTGTCGTACAGATCCACAGGTTTTGACCAATACATCATGCTTGACTGCATCGCTTTCGGGTTGTACTGACCCCTATAAACATCACGCATAATCACAAAATCGTGTTGCTTTGCTGCCTCAACCATTGCCGTACAGTCACCAGTTAGCACCGTGTCAAGATCAAAGTACAGCGCACTTGGTAGCCGAAACAACTCCATCTTTGCCCACCAACCAACCCAATCATGCAGCAAAGGGATGGTTTCGCAATTCAAATCAACATCAGACAAACAAACAAACTTATGCGGAGGCAGATACTGAGCGCACATTTTTTGCAGCGCATAAACGTGTTTTGGTTCAAAATCACCGCCTGACCGCAATACACTTGCTACGATCATGCGCTAAAAATGCCAATAGCTAACACTTCCACGCCTGCGCCTGTCGTGACTTTCCACGAGCCTGTGCGTGAAATAGCGTTTACTTCAATGTTGTAGACGTTAACGCCTGTCCCTGCTGATACTGGCAAAATCGTGTGTGAAAACGCACCATCTAGCAAAATGACGTTACCCGTTGCTGCGGTGGACACGGTGCAAATCAAACGATGTAGGTAGTCACCAGTTGCGCCTGTGCCGCCTAACACTTGTGCCGTTTGGCTAACCGCAACGTGTTCGTATTGAAATTCGTATGGATGTTGTACGCCACTCATAATCTTCTACTCCTGTTAGTTGTGTGGGTTGCCCACATATCATTTAATGTAACTGTGTTCTCAGGCCCGACAATTAACGGTTTTTCAATGTCTGGCGGTTTAACTCTAGGCTCTAACCTCCACGCAATTGCCAACATCCGAAATGCGTCAGCTGGGTGGCTTGTCCAATCATGCCGTGGTGTCTGCCTAAACGCTTTCTTGTCCTCGTCATATTCTCGCTGATATTGCCTTAGCGCCTCTAGCCCATCGTGTGTGCGTTCAGAATCAAACCAACACATTGGCAGCATTTGCCTGACTGCTTGAATCCCGTCTTGTACCGACAGATCAGGCACGATAGCCAGGTTATTAATGCCTAAAAACTCTGCTAATTGCTCAATAACTGACTTACCCGCTGCTGCAAGTGTTTTAGCCCTTGCATCGTGCGGTAGGTAATGTTTTGCGTATTTATACGGCTTTTCTGTCACTATTTTAGCTATTTCTGCGATATTTGCACCACTTATTGCAAAATAATCAATGATGTGAATTTCACTACGCACGACTTGATACCACCAAATCGCCGTGTCATCTCGATAGCCTAAGTCCCAACTGGTGTAAGTCGGTAGGTGCGGATCGTAATCAACCCTGCAAACCTGTCCTGCATTTGTGATCTTGCGTAAATCCTCGCCATAGAAAGCGCCAAGGATAGCCGCCTCAAACGAACACTCGTACTCTTGTAAGAACTGGTCATCGCTGATCTGTGCGGCAGCTGCTCGTAGCTCTGTGTCGGGCAATAGTCCAGACTCGGACGCTTTAAGCACTAAATGAAACCACTCGGCAGGCGTTTTCTTAGCTGTTTCAAATATCTGCCAAAACTGGTTTTTGCCTTTTGGCGTACCTGCGAACACCGCCCAACCCTGCTTGTCTGACAATGTAGGTCTGATTACGTTACCCCAGACTGATGGCCTGAAGTCCCCATACTCGTCCATGAACACGCCATCAAAGCCTAGTCCACGCATTGCATCTGCGTTGTCAGCACCAAACAAGCGTATCTTGCCGCCAGTTACAAGCTCAACGGTCAGCTCGGCCTCGTTGCTAGATGCGAGAACTGGTTGGGCAAAGTGTTTAAGGTAGTCCCAAGCCACAGATTTAGCCTGGCTGCGAAACGGCGCAATGTACGCAAATAATGGATTTGTGCTTTTGCACATAAGCGCAGCTCGAACAATATCGTTAATGGCTGCGACTGTCTTACCTGCACCTTTCGGCGGTGGGCAACTAAACACGCCCACCGCTCACTCCTATCGTGAAAAGGTTTAAATGCCTGTCTAGGCGAATACGGTAATGTTACTTCCCGTCTTGCCACTTGACCACCAGTTCAATCGGGCCATCATTAGCGCCAGTATGTTCGGTTCGTGCGAGTTTGGGAACGTGGTACTCAGCGACAGCCATGAAACATTCAAACGCTGTCTTTGGCCCATATCGGTCATCTACAGCGATCTCCTCAAGCCACGATTGCAATAGGTGTGCATTACCATCAACGAACGCAGCAATTGCCTCACGAGCCTTTGCTGTGGACTTGTTAGGCGTACCTACGGCTCGACCACCAATCCTTGATCTAGTTTTAGCTACTTTAGTTTGCTGCATATCTTTCTCAATTGTCTTAGATTTAGATACTTTAAGTTTAGCTTACTTATCTAGCTTATCAAATTCTTGTTGTAATAGCTCTTTTCTTGTTGGTTGCCCATTCTTTTCTAATATATTTACCGTTTTTGGTTGAAAAGACACAAAATTACTTGTTTTGTTTTTATTAAGATATGCTTGTGCATCGGCTAAATTATCAAAATATTTTTGTTCTGCACCACCACCAGGCCATTTGCCTACAACATACTTCCCTGTTGTGCTTTCGTCTGGAGTCAACATCCGCCAGTTTCTACTACCATCGTCTAAATAGCGTACGCCAGTAATTCCTTTTTGAGCAAGATATTCTGACGCTAACTTATATGCTTCTTTTTGCCCTACGTCAAAAGCTGAGGCAATTGCGTTATATACATCTCTGCCTAAAACTTTGTTTGGGTCGCTAATTCCAATAGCAGACATAGAATCAGTTATTGCATTATGATTGGCATTTGGACTAAGTGTTTGCAATTGTTTCCAATATTTAACTGATTCTGTCCCTGAAATTGGTTTTACACCCGTTAACAAATCTTCAGCTATTTTTAAAGATTCGGGTGTCAATGTTTTTGCATATTCTGTCCACGTTGGCGTTTCTTTTGCCAAACCAGTCAAAATTGTTTTGACTTCTTGACTTTGCAAATTAACTGGCTTATCCCAATTTAGCATCATTGGTATTTGTGCGTCAGGAATGTCTGCTTTATACAAATTACCACTTGATGTTGTGTTGACATTAGCTTTTCTTAATTCAGCTAAAGTTTGTTGCATTTCTTTTGCAGCTTGTGGGTTGCCAGTTCTAATTTCTTTAATATCACCTAATAATTGTTTTTTTGTAGCTTTTACATCGCCAATATTTGCAACCAAATAATCATCAAGTTCTTTGTTGCCAGTTGATCCAACAATATTGTTATTGCGATATAAAGGTTTGCCATTTACATCTATTTTAGAGCTAAGTATTTTTTTGTATTCTTCGGCAACAATAGGGTTTTCAGCAAAATAAGTTCCGTAGCCATATGCCTGTGCGCCCTCACCAGTTCCAACTTTAGACAAGTCGAACCCGCCTTTAATCTCATGCGGTGTACCGTGATAAACATTTAACGCTAAGTCCGTGCCACCAACGCCTGTCGGATTTCGCATCATCTTGCCAGTTGTAATGCCGCCGCTCATGACGTTCATTGCTAAATTTTGGGCTTCCTCTGGTGCATCAAACCCTTGCGTGGATACTCGACCTGGTGCTGTAAATGCGTTGACGACCCCCGCTAATAGCCCTGGCAACGCTAATTCACGTTGATTCATCACCGAACCTGGCAGCGTATCTTTAAACGGTAGAAATGTTGCTCGACCTTCCATGTTCATTGGTTTCATGTACCAAGGCTGCGCTTGACCTTCGTCCCGATTAAATTGGGCAAGCAACTGGTCTTGAGCCAATGCGTCAGCAATTTGTTTCGGGTCAGCCATTATTTAAACGCCTTTAGTTTGTAAAGGGTTGAATCAATCAGATCGGCAATCTCGTCCACAATGTTCTGAAGTTCAGACTCGTCTGGCAACTCGGTGCGAATGTCTTTAACAAACGCTTTGATGCCTGTAATGTATTTAATCGGATCTGTGGCTAAGTGAAAGTCTTTAGGATAGCTTTTGATGATGTCATAACAGCCTTGGTACGCCTCGGCCCACTTGTCTGTTAGTTCAATGATCCCGTCGTAGTATTCAGCCAGCGCAATGTGCTTTGCGTAACTGTCCGTCTGCAAGTGCATAAAGTGAGCATTTGTCCCTGAATGGAACAATGTAGACACGAATACAGCGGGATAATCCATGATGGCCTCACAATGCTAAAACATCGTCAATAGACTCAATTCTAACAAAAATACCACCTTTCCAATCGTTTTGCCATTCAATTTGCTGTGGTGTAAATTTTGCTTTGTTGTCCCGTTTAATCTCAAACAGGTAGGTAATTCCATGTTTACCCGCTAACAGGTCTGGGCAACCTTTACCTACGGCTGATAAATCGGTGACAGAAAACCCTAATTGCCGCAGCGCAGCAACAATTTCTTTTTGATTAACGTCTACCCGTTTAGCTCTCAAATTAGCGCCTCAGTTTGGGCTAATAAATCTTCTTCTGTGACCCCATACTTTACTGTAAAGGCTTTGCGCCCCATACCGTGAACGCCTGTGTTGCCTCGGTGGTGTTCTGGGCATAATCCTATCACTGGTGCTGCATCCCTGCGCCCTGCGTGGCGTATATGATGAATTTCGCACGGAGTTTCGCCATATTCCAAGTGTCGGCACAAAGAGCAACCTAGTTCTGCCAGTTTCTCATAATGCTTACGTTGCGCTTTGGTCAACTTGAGCCTCAGTCCATTGTTGCAAGTCTACAACCACAATCTGCATATCCACAGCAACGTCAGCTGCTGCTTCATATTTGCCTTGCAATACAAGTTTTTGATATTGATGCAACATTGCTTTAAGTTTAATCAGGCTTTCAGAATAGTCAATCATTCGTTAAATGGCCTTTTAAAATGTTTAAATCCCTTTTGTATTTCCATATAAACAGGAGTAACAAAAGCGTCAAACCCATTTTTTAATGCTTCCATTGCCATTTCTTCGGCTTCTTCTTCTGTGTCGCAAGCGGTAAAAACCCATTTTGACCCAGAATTTTCAATAAATTTAACAGTTGCCCAGGCTACATTTGTTAATTTTTGTTCAATTTTCATTTTGTTATTTTTTCAATTTGTCGGTTACTGGCTTGCTCGGTGCGCCATGCGTCAAAGCGAAGTTGTGCGCTAGTTAAGCGCCACTTTAACAACTCGGCCTTCTCAGTTGCTGCCCCGATTGCATTACATAGGTTCTGATAATCAGGATGAGCATATGCCTCTCTTTCTTGGGCTGTTACAGCAGATTCTCCTGATTTCTTCATCAGGATAGCCTTTAGGCTTGATTTGTAAGCCTCCAGCTGCGCCAGTTCTCCCTTGGCCTTAGCGTAATGAGGTGCGTTGTCCCAAATGTACTCTATGGCAGGATGCGGTGAGTAGTCGGTCATATCAAATCCATCTGCCGCGGCATTACTTTCCATTCCCTCTCGGACCGACCAGATTTGCTTTGCACGTTGCGCCCAGTTAACAAGATTTCGTGATTACGTTGAAGCTCACTTAATCGCCTGGCAACCTGATTACCGTCAAGTCCTGTAATCGTGGCTATACCGTCTTTACCTTGTGGGCCGTACTTGCATAAGGCTTGAATAATTATCGTGGCGTGTTGAGCCGCTAAAGCCTTTGCAGAGTCGGCAGCAGCCCAACTGGTTGACGGATCGGTGTTGCGAGCGACTTGGTTCATTGCATCACCAGGCTAAGCAAAGGGAAAAAAGCAAACACAAGAGCAAGCAGGGCCAATCCGACAATCCACGCCGACAATGGTATTTTGTCCTCGACTGAATAGTAAGTGTCTTTACGACCTCTAGGTGTTTTGTAATCATTCATCGCTGCCATCCTCCTCGTTAGCTGACACGGTTTCAATATGGTTAATGTCAATGAAATGTGTGTACATTGGACAAGCACAAATCAACACATCGTCACGGTCAATTTTGATATACGGTTCGCCATTACTGTCTGTTTTTACGCTATCGGCAAATTGATCCATCAGCCTAGCAATCATTTTGTCGGACAATTCGTGGCTAAGTTCACGCATTAATTGGCGCTTGCCTTCGTCTGTCATTTGGATGTATGAGTATTTCATTATTCGTCTCCGTACATTTCGATAATGACACGCTTGGCTTCGGCT